CGGTGTCAGTGTTGGTGATCTCGTATCGAATAGGCAGGATGGCCGTGGTCATGTAAACGCCGGCATTGACGTTAGCGTTATGAAACGTATGCGCCACGATAAGCTGGCCATTGATCACGAAGCCACAGCGCACGGAACCAACGCCAAGCCACTCAAAATCCTGCCACAGTATCTGTGATTTGGTCAGGTCCAGCGTAATCTCGCTGGCGCCATTACCGTCAAAGGTATCACCGTTCCAGCTGGACTGGGCTATTCTCGTGTCTACCGCAGAGCCAGAGGTATAGGTCCGCATCACCAGATAAACCGTGTCGTCGTCCTGCTCAAGAAATACACCGTTTTCGCTAGAAAAGTAACCTACCCGCTGCCTGAGGTTAGTTTTAGCCTCATCAAACACAAAGGTGTTCATGACCAGCAGGCTTTTACCGGGCTGATATGGGAAAACTCGCTTGGTTTGACGGATTACCTCGTCCCCAGAGGCGGTGCCGACATCAAGCTCCGTGGTGCTTGCATTAGCGTCATAGGTTGTTGAGCCGCCACCACTGGTGGACGTGTCAAAGTTACCCGAGTCCTGATAACGGCTCTGGCTGTCGAATAACGTAAAAGGAGGGCTTACTCTGGTACGGCCAAAAGCATCAGCGGCGGGACCGGAAGGGTATACTGGGGTTGGTCCTGTCACGTCTTCCTCTCCTCCTCTGCTCTCGAACCAAGAGATTGCCGCCAGTGAGTTCTCGCTCGTAATTGGCGTGTAAGTGTTGTTGAGCTGAAACACAATCTGTTCCAGCGATCTGACCAGCTGGTTGAACTGCTCAGGATTGTATTCGCCTGTAGCCGCGTTGGGCAGACGAACATTGGTAATTTTGCTCATCTGAGGCCATCCGGCTGGATATCCACGCGCAGCGTGCCGTAACGCCAGTCGGTGTTAAGCTCGTCGCTGGTAATTTTAAGCGATATCTGCCGCCCACGCGCTCGGGTGTCTACTTTCTCTGTTGTAGGTGAAATAGTGTAAGGGTCTAGCGAGCTGTTGGTCGCCGATGCTTGCGGATAGGCCCGCAGGAAAAGATTTACCGTCAGGTCACCCTGTTGGTCCTTGAAGTCCGGTATGAACTTCCGCATCAACATCATGTTATCCCCGTCTCCTATGTCAAAGTAGCCTGACGTGATAAACGCGGACAAAGGCTCACCATCGGCGTTGATACCTTTCTCATGTTGGTAAACTTGAGAGCGGCCTGCCGTCAGCCCGTAAATAGTGGTGATCGTGCTTTCTGTGCCATTTGGGTCGTAGTCAGCACCAAAGGGCTGGTCAAAGGCACCGTAATCGCGCCATGCGGTGCGGGATAGCGTCCCAATGGCCCATGTGTTTTCGACATAATTATAGGTCACGCAGCGATCAATGTAGTCACTTTCCTTACTGCAGTAGAACCACGTCACCTCGTTGAACTGACTGTTCAGACCGGCATATATTTTGTTCTTCTGGATAAGATTGATGTCCTCATACACGTAGTCCTGCACGGTAGACGGTAACTTCTTGACCGTACCGTCGAACACGTAAAAAGCCTCGATGCCCATCCAGAAAGCCACGCCATTCACGTCAATCGCAGCATGTGGTCCGGAGCAGCCGCAGTTGGCGCCCAGCTGGTTAAATCCAAAGGTATACGGAGGTCCGATAAACTGCATGCCATGTAGCGACGTGTCGGTGATTATCAATATCTGACCACGAGATCGGATAGCCGTCACAATCTCATTACCGTCAGTAAGTCGCTGACCACCCGCAGTATTGGTCGCACTTTCAACAAAGGTGTTGATGTCTTCTTGGTCCGAGAACCGAACAAACATCGGGTCCTGAGTTGAAGAGTCGCCTATAGTGGTCTCCGTGCCAAAAAGGACTAGATGCCTGTCTGGTGTAGAAACCAAGGCAAATTTGCTTTTTGTCGGAGCGTTGGTGACCTGAAAAGCGCGGCTGCTGACGCCTGCACTTAAATCCCAGCGGAAAGTCTTGCCGTCCTGCAGCTGACAGATAACATCTTCACCGAAGTTATCAAACTGCCATACCCGTGCAGAAAGGCTGATTCCTGTGACGCCTGATCTGGGTGTGCCCCATGTAGAAGCGCCCCAAGTACCAGTGCCCCAGCCAAAGTCGAAAAAGCTGATGTCAGAGCCGGTATTGATCTGATACTCACCCACAACAGAAGCACCGCCATTACCTGTATCTGACCCATCCGCATTGACTGGGGCAGTAATAGTATACGTGTCTGCGTTTAAGATTTCAGTGATCTCGTACTCGCTGTTCAGGATATCAGCAGTGATCTGGCCACCAAGGGAAACAGCGCCGGAAAAGGTAACAAAATCGCCGTCAAAAGCACCGTGAGAGGCGTCGGTGACCGTAATGATTGCAGAACCTGCAGATGCTGAGAAAGTAACGTCCCCGGCTGCAGTGGTTACTCGGATAGGTGTCACGTCATACCACGCGCCACCTGTGTTGATGTAGAGCTTCTTGTGCGTGCCAATCATGACATACGGAATGCCAGTCAAGCTCGTCCAAGTGAATATGTCAGAAGGTCTGCCTACAAGGTAGTTTGATGTGGTGTCAGTAAACTCTTCCCAGCCGCCTATTTTTTCAGGCAACCCATAACGGAAACGCACGTTGTCGCAATCGGTCCAGCCGCCTTCGGCACCGTACTCAGTGTTCTGTTTGTCGATACCGGGCGCCAACGCCAATCTGAAATAGGCCATCGCATTATTCCACGTATTCACCGGTTGCAATCATGTCTGTAAGCTCTAAAGCCCGACCACCGACCTGTTTTGCCCAGCGAGAATCTAAAAACTCAGTTGCAGCAGTTGCATAATCGGCCACTTCCATAGCAGCCAGTGCCTTCCTGAACCCTCTCAGGCGCGTTGCTCCGAGGTTAAAGGCAATATCGATCATAGCATCTTTTCGGACATCATCTAAGTCGTTAAACCATGCGTACTCTGCGGCTAACTCCTTGATTACTCTGGCAATATCATTTTCTAGGAGGAAATCTACCTCTTCGTCAGACAGCCCAATGCCGTTTTCTGGGTCTATATTACGCCCGATTCCCAGAGTCCAGTATCCGGCTGGGCACTTATACGCTACATGCCTGCCGCTAGTTTTGACCTCGCCTTCATGGCGTTTAAGCATTGAAATCAGCTTTTTCATCAACGAAACAACAGTATTAGTTGGATGAGGAACTTTATATCAGCTATCGCTTTTGTCTACGCCGTCGGCGTTTTCCTCCGCAACGATCTCATCTATGGTGTCACAGACATCAGGCACCACTACACCTGCTGTAGCAGACAGGGCAGAACGGCCAACAGCCCGAACCCCTTTGTATAGCTGAGAACAATAAATTTCTTTGTTGTCGATTACGCCCTGTACGGTGGTGCAGCTAGACAACGTGAAAACAGTTAAAAAGCTAATCTTTAATAAACATTTCATCCGCCATATCCTCCAGTTCTTTACGGGCTAGTTTTTTGTCCTTATCCATTTGCACTACTTTATTAGCTTGTGCTTCTTGCTCATCCAAAAACTCTTTTAGCCTTTCCTTGTAGCCGTCCATCATGTGGTCAGCTATCCGGTCTCTCAGGTCACCCCTGTCAGCAACTCTGGTGTCTTTGCTGGGGTTTATATAATCCGGGCCGGTATTGCTGAAGTACAGCATAGTCTGTGAGCTTGAGGGGCCGTAGCAAAAGCGTGGGATTCTAGCCACCATATCGCTGCCCTGCACACAGGAGATTTGATTATCAAGAGTCATTGGCTTCTTGAAGCCCTTGAAAAACACGTTCGGCTTACCGAAAGTAATCAGGTTTATATTCTCGTGCTTACCGTTCAGTTTAGCCGCAGACAACTCCGCTAACGCCCCACCAAGGCTATGACCGGTTATCAGGGTGCGCTTCTTGGGGTCTAGGTGTTTCTTAACTTCTTTCCAGACTGACTTATGGGCCATAGCAAACCCACCGTGGCACAGCCTACCCGCGTATGGCACGGGTACTACAAAAGCATCTGTTAACCAATCCCTGCCCTGCTGTGTACCCCTGAAGGCAATGACATCGATGGACTTACGTTTCGCTATATATACTGTAGTAGATGTCCACTTACTTTCGATTTTAATAGCGTCTTTGTTCTTGTCATTGTAAGCCTTCATAGCCCAGCTACAGGCCATGTTGAGCAGTACGGGGTCGAGTTTCATTTGTCTGCCTTGTTGTCCAGTCGCTTGAAGATAGCCCCAAGCATTTCTTTGATCTCGCGAATGTCTTCGCGGTAATCGTCTTTAGACACATACTGCATGGGTATCTCGCGCATCTCCGCGTCTATCCGATCTAGCAAAACAAATACACGGTTTACCATCCACCCGCCAATAAACCCGACTAGCGCAATGCCTACGTTAAAAATTACTTGGTATTCCACCGCACTACCCTTCTTTGTAATATTTCAAATCTGTCTGAAGTATTAGCACTTCTTTTTGCAATTCTACAAGTTCTTCTTCGAGTTTGCGTATATCCGGGAAGACATAGTTGTTTTGGTTACCCCTAAGACTCCGCGTCTCTTGAGCGTTAACGTCTATTCTTTCACTAATACTGGCATAACCCCAAGTAGCAACCGCTACGATAGATATGATCTGCAAAAGCCAAACTATGCTTATTGTTAGCTCTGATCTATCGTTTAGTTTTGGGGTTGCCATTATTTATAATAGTCTTCCTTTCAGAAACTATACCTGATTTTCTTCCAAGCGCGGATCAACCCAATCAGGGCAGAGTTCCCAAGCGCCGTTGACGTAGTTGTATTTACAACCATACCAATCGTCTGGCTCAGTCACGCCTTCAATAAGAGTAGCGTTGCTAGAGTTCATATCGCCAATAATAAAGTCCAAGTTAGCAGGGTCGCCCACTTCGATGTGGTCTGCAGTGATGTTTACCTGCTTGTCATCAGCAAAAAGATACTTTGAGCAGTTCATTTCGCATACTATAGTTTTCATGATTATCCTTCCAATAGGATTGAGGTTGTTGATAAAGCCCGCCCTGCGGGGACGGTGGTTGAGTTTGTAGCGGTGGAAGTAGTTGCGTACTGGTTAATATCGTCTCCAGTATCACCGCAAACATACATCTTGCTGCCATCAGCACTAAAGGCTAATCCTTGAGGACTGGTTTCTTGAGAACTAACGGAAAACTCTACGCTGGCATACGATGCAGTTGATACGTCAAAGCCAGTGGTCAAGGTATATTTGTAAACTTTCTGGGTGTCTCTAGCAAGCACATATAGTTCTGTTCCGTCTGTGTTAAAGACCCCTTCTTTAGGCTGAGTAGTTTGAGAAGCCAGACTAAAGCTATCCACGAATGATGCAGTTGATACGTCAAAACCCGTGCTTAGGGTGTACTCATTAATATCATTTCCGGTATCACCGACAATAAACATCTTGCTGCCATCGGTATTAAAAGTTATACCCTGTGCCTCTGTTTCTTGTGCGGCGATTGAAAACGCTTGAGTGTAGGACGCGCTAGACACATCAAAGCCAGCACTTAAAGCATACTCGGCCACGGTGTCCTCTGTCTCACCAACAATGTACATTTTAGTGCCATCGGTGTTAAAAGCTACGCTCATAGGTGCTGCTTGTTGTCCGCTTACACTAAAGCTATCGACGAATGATGCAGTGCTTACGTCAAAGCCCGTGCTTAGGGTGTACTCGTTTACGTCATCTCCAGTATTACCGACAACAAACATCTTAGTACCCGCAGGATTAAAAGCTACTCCTGACGGAAAAGTATCTTGCGAGGAAACACTAAATGCTTGCGTATAAGAGCCGTTGGCAATATCGTAATTAACAGCAGAAGTTGCCGTGTTTAGTGTGCCATCATCCTGCACATAGTAATCCGCGCCGACCGTCAGTCCACTTAGCTTCTCACTAACCCCACCCTGCACAATCACTGCGCCTGTAGCTGTGTCTGCTATGGCTTGGTCTGTTATGCCTATGAAGTCTGCGGAGTTGGTGGTTGTGTAGGCAGGTTGGTAGACGACAGACTCTCCAGAAGGTGTTGCGTCATTAGTGTAGGCTATTAACATTTTGTTATTGGTAGAATCTAAAGCCATAGATATATAATCAGATTGGGTTGTTTTGAACACTGTTGGTGCGCCAAAAGAAATGCTTGTTCCGCTGACTGTTCCTGTAATTACTGTCCCGTAATAAGAATTACCTTGGTCGCGATAAGCAATGACGTTTACGTTTCCTTGTGGAAAATAGACACAAGAAGTGTATTGCGTAGAAGCAGATTCAAAAACAACCGCTGTTCCAAATGATATTGAAGTTCCGCTAACTGTTCCGACAATAGCAGTTCCGTAACTAGAATTTGCAACGTCATTATACGATATAACTACTTTATTGCTTGTATAATCATGTGTTAAGGATATGTATCCAACATTGGCGGACTCAAATACTGTTGCAGAACCAAAAGATATAGAGGTACCAGATACTGTCCCTACTATTGCAGTTCCATAATCTGAATTACCTGCATCTCTATACGCTACAATGATTTTTTTAGAAGTTGAATCATATATTATGCCGGTCTGAGTGGGGATGGAAGATGCCATTGCTACTCCTGCCCCAAAAGAAATACTTGTTCCTGAAACTGTTCCTACAATCGCAGTGCCTTGGTTTGCCGAACCAGTCCAATAGTAATAGGCAATAACTATTTTGTTGTTTGTAGAATCAAAAGTTATAGTGGGCCATTGAGTAGCAGCAGTAAGAAAGACAACCGCAGTGCCAAAAGAAATACTAGTTCCACTTACCGTTCCTACGATTGCAGTGCCATAGGTAGAATTGCCATTATCCCTGTAAGAAATAACTACCTTATTCGCATTGGAATCAAATGCGGCGGTAACATACTGTACGTCCGCTGCCCTAAAAGTAACTGGCGAACCAAAAGATATAGTAGACCCGCTTACTGTTCCAACTACAGCTTTGCCCGTAGAGTCTCCTTCGTCTCGATAGGCCACGACTATCTTATTGTTGCTAGAGTCGTAAACAGTTGCTTGGTATGACGACCGTCCTGTTTCAAACACAGTCGAGCTTCCAACTGCTTCACTAATAACAGTCTCTCCAACAGCCTCAACCGTCCCATCACTTTGCAAAGCAACAGTAACCCCACTACCCAACGTGCCACTAGCCACGAACTCTGCACTTTTTGCCCCTGCCCCGGCAGGTAGTAATTCACTCAAATTGCTCATGTTGTGTAATCCAAGTTAATGCTAGTGGAGGACAGGGCTTTGCCTGCTAGTACCGAAGAGGTTGTCGTGGACAAGCTGCCGTCTGCTTGAACGTAGTAGGTGCTATTAGTGACTAACGAAGTGCTTACCGACGCTACATTAGTAGTACCATCAGAATTGTTAGAGCCATCCCCATAACTAGCAACAAAATTACCTGAAGCCCCGTCTAAAACAGCAGCAGTAGTGTCCGTCGCCCCCGCCGCCAATTCTTGCTCTGTGCCAAAAGAAAAAGAGGTTCCTGATATAACAGCGCTATTGAATTTTATAGTGGTGGAGCCGCCAATGTTGTAAACCATTCCAAGGATATTGCCAGATGCTTTGTACGCCAAAGAAATGTAATTAGTAGTGGTGCTGCCACTAAACTCTGTCTCCCCGGCAAAGCTAATCGACGTACCACTTACTGTACCTGTGGTTAGGTAACCTTTGTTGTCGCTTGATTTTCCGTACCCCACAATAACCTTGTTGTCGGTACTATTGTATACAATAGATAAAGCGTTGTTGGTAACAGCAGAGGCTAAGAAATTAGTCGGGCTGCCGAAAGATACTGAGGTGCCGCTAATAGTTGCTACGTATGCTACTCCTATATTATTACTAGCATCCTGTACTACAAGGACAGATTTTTGAGCATTTGCGTCGTAAACAAGTTCTATTTTATTAGCATTTGCATTCATAAAAGTCACGGGTGAGCCTATAGAAATACTCGTCCCGCTAACTGTACCCACTACCGCCTTTCCATAGTTATTATCAGCTTGATCTTTATATACTATAAGAACTTTCCCAGCGTTGGTATCAAATGCCACATTTGGAGTAGCTGCGTTAATACTTGCAAACACTACTGGAGTTCCCCAGCTTATAGCTGTTCCTGACACAGTACCTATAACAACACGCGCATCAGTAAAACCTTCTTTATACACCGCAACAATTTTATTATTTACAGTATCGTATGCCACCTGAGCGGCGCTGCTACTGTTGCCATTTGCTGACGATGCGCTGCCGTAACTAATTGAAGTGCCGGAAACAGTACCTACTATGCCCTGAACGTTAGTAGTACAAAACACATTAACTACTTTAGCTGTGTCTGGGTCATACGCGGAAGAAATACCGGTGGTAGGGCCGCCGTCATCAAACACTACTTTAGACCCCGCAGAATTGACAGGCGGAGTAGTTATGTCCGAATTACTTGCAATGCCGCCTTTGATTGTCACCGAGCCAGATGCAGTGTCTGAGATGGCAGCGTCTGTTATGCCTATGAAGTCAGCGTTTGATAAACCATCTGTGTCGTAGACAACAGCAGTTCCGTAACTACTATTTGACCCGTCATCATAAGATATAACGGTTTTATTGGCATTTGAGTCATAAGCTAAAGCCTTAGCCTGATCTCTTACGGTGTCCGTTAATACAACAAATGGCCCTGACTGTGTTGTAGTCGTACCACTAACTGAAAGCTCTACTACTTCTTGGTAGCCAGTGCTGTCGTTCTTGTAAATTACAAGACACACATTATTCGTAGAATCAAATGTCCCATTATTTCTGTTAATAGTAACGCTTACGTTGGTAAATACTCTTTCAGAACCGAATGAAATAGATGTGCCGGATACCGTCCCAACAACTGCTGTTCCTGTGTTTCCTTGATCGTAAGCAATAACAACTTTGCCAGAGTTGCTGTCAAAAGCTGCGGCGACATATACTACAGTGCTGGTACTGTATACTACGGGTGTGCCATAACTTATAGATGTGCCTGAGACAGTACCAACATAAGCCTCTCCGAGATTATCTGATTGTTTCCTTTGTAAGACAATCACCTTATTGTTCGTAGAATCAAAAACTATGTTTTGGAATAATCCGTAGTTTGCTAAGTTTACTTTAGTGCCAAAAGATATACTGGTTCCGCTGACTGTCCCAACCACACAAGCAGAATAACTGCCACTTTGATACCCATAAGTAATAACAACTTTATTGGCATTAGAATCAAACGTAGATGCTGGGGTTGAAATAAATACAGAAGCAAATACTACGGGTGTGCCAAAGCTAATGCTGGTTCCAGAAACTGTTCCTACAGCAGATGTGCCGTAGAATCCATTGCCAGCGTCTTGATAAGATATGACAACTTTATTATTAGAAGAATCAAAAACAATAGACGTAGAACTTGTACTGGCTGACTCAAAAACTACCGGGGTTCCATAAGATATTGTGCTGCCTGAAACCGTAGCAACCACTGCTGTTCCGTAATTTGAATTACCCTCATCTTGGTACGCAATAACTACCTTGTTACTGTTAGAGTCAAAAACAGCCGCATGATAATTTGTCCCAGCCGATTCAAACACAGACGATGAACCTGTTTTCCCTGTAATTGCGCCTACTGTGCCATCACTTTTTAGCCCTACAGTCTGACCACTACTAATCGCCCCACTAGCCGTGAAGCTAACCTGTTTGCCGCCCGCACCCGCAGGTAATAAATCTGTTAGATTCGTCATGTCAAATCCATCATGTTAATTGTGGTTGCGGAAATTGCTTGGCCGATCTTCACAGCCGGGCTTGTGCTTGTAGTGGACACTGTGCCATCAGCTTGAACGTAATAGTCAGAGCCAATAGTCAACCCTGTCTGGGCTTCGTTAATGCCGCCCTTGACGTTGATGTCACCAGTAGCGGTATCGGATATAGCAGCAGAGGCTAGGCCGATGAAGTCAGCGACGTTTGTCTCACCAATTTGATAAACAATATAATTTATTTCACTGCCACTACTTGCAGTAAAAACTGATATTTCTTTACCCGCGTCAGGAACATAGACAGAAGAATTGTAATAACCAATATTATCAACACTTAATCTTTGAGCGTCACTATACGTCAAAGAGGTTCCAGAAACTGTAATAACATAAGCGTTAACTGGTGATTGACCTGACGAAACAACTACTTTTTGTAAGGTTGCGTCATACGCAAGACTAGTATCCCTTGGGCTAGATTGAGAATTAGATACAGGCGTTCCAAAACTGATGCTTGTTCCGCTTATTGTTCCCACTGAAGTTTTTAAAGTGTTGCTCTCTTTCCACGCCAACAATGTTTTCTGAGAAGTAGGATCATATTGAATATCTAAAAATGTAGAAGTCGCCGTTCCAGCCTCAGAGTAAGAACCGAACGATATAGATGTACCCGAAACTGTGCCTACAACCGCACTAGCATAACCACTCGCCGCTCTAACAAATCCCACTACTGTTTTGTTATTGTTGGAATCAAACGTAGCCTGCACATATGTAGGAAAACCAGTGACATACGATGTTCTGGTTCCAAAAGATACTGACGTACCAGATATTGTTGCTACAATGCCGTACCCATCAGTTGCCCCATAAAAAACAACAACCTTCTGAGCATTTGAATCATATGTAGCAGCCATATGTGTAGCTTGCTGAGACTCAAATACAACAGCCGTTCCGAAAGATACGGAGTTGCCGCTTATGGTCGCAACTCTAGCTGTCCCGTAAAAACTGTTATTTGCATCAGAGTAAACGATTAATATTTTTTGTGCGTTTGCGTCATAGGCACTAGCTGCGCCCATCCAAGCATTTAGCGCGGTATACACGTTGGACGCAAATGATGTTACGGCTTGAAAAGTAGCTGTCGTTCCAGAAACAGAGAATACTTGAACATAACCAGACGTATCCCCTGAATTTTGCCTAAACATCAAACCTCTTGATGCGTTAGTGTCGTAAGCAAGCATTTTGAACGCAGGTACATAATCTGTTGTTATGTTAGTTTCCGTACCAACATCGGATGCTACTCCAGAGACTGCTTTTACTGTCCCGTCACTCTGCAAAGCCACAGCCGCACCACTACTAATCGAACCGTCAGCAGTAAACTCAACTACGTTCTGCCCTCCACCGGAGGGTAATAACTCCGATAGATTACTCATTTAGACAGTCCATCCTATGGTGGCATCGACGTAGGTCATTACGATCTCTGCAAAGTTCTTATCAAAGGTCAGGTCAGTTGCGCTTGAGGCAATGTTCTCGCCGTTTCTGGCAACTGTAAAACTTGTAGTGGCCGCAGCTCCTGTGCCGTCTTTGACAACCACCGTATCGCCCGCACTGGGAGAAGCAGGCAGAGTAATCGTGATACCGCCAGCAGTAGCTACCACATAGTCTCTGTTTGACGCTGCGTAGCTTGTGCCTTTATGCAGAGGAACAATCGCGCCAGAGCCGCCGTTAGCGAATGGAAGAACGCCAGAGACATTAGCCGTTAAATCAACATAAGTAGTAGAGGTAGTACCTGTACCGCCGTTGGCGATAGGTAGTGTGCCGGTCACCTGAGAAGTCAGGTCTACGTTAGCCAGTGTACCGCCGAGGGTTAAGCTGCCTGAGCTAGTCACTGTGCCGGTCAGGGTAATGCCGTTGACCGTACCCGTACCGCTTACGCTGGTGACGGTGCCTCCAACTTCCGT